ATAGGTTTACAGCGTACAAATATTTAGCAAGTGTTAGTAGCACAACCACTTCTGGGCAAGGATTTGTTTTTGAAAATAGTAGAGGAACAGTTCACCCAGTAGCCGCGATGGCTGGATATTACTCATTTGCACCTAATTCATGGAAATCAAAAAATGAGTATTCGTTAGATTTCATGGCTAGTGGATTTCATTATGCTTGGATTAGAGAAAATGGTCATATCGGATGTGATTATATTGATAATAACGGATCTCCCGCTTTTGGAGGAATTTTTAAAGGTTTGTATTATGGGCATCATCTTAGTTCTACTCCAACAGATCCTACCAAAGTAGCATATAAAAATTATCCTCTTGCATTCTCACAACCTTACGCTAACAACACAACGATAGTACCTAACGGCGCGATAGGTCAATTGACTGTCAATGGAAATTATTTCGCGGCATCAACATTAGGCGATCAAGCCTTCATGTTGAGTTATCAATCTTACGCTTTTGCAATGTTGGCAAAACATGCATTAAGATACAGAAAACCAGATCTATATAATTCTTTAACAAGTGCTGTCGCCATACAAGCATCAAGCATGGTATTTAATGTATTCAGCTTTGTTTCTGGTAATGCGGGGGTTTCTGATATTGCAGCATATGTAAGAGATTCTCAAGACACAGCTTTCTTTGATGCAATTAATACTAATACTTCCGAAATTTATAAAGATATTGTGCGAAGATATACTTATAATGAGAAAGTATTTGATGGGGTGGCACCAAATGGTATAAATCTTGCCGCAGCAAATACTACCGATATTTTAACAACAATAAGAACTATGGATGATGTAACATTGTCAAGTTATTTATCTCCCGTTTCACCTACTAAAGTATTTGGGGGATTCCCAAACATTGTAGGGACATGTACTGATTCCCTTACTGCTAATTATTTCTCTGTTGATGGAGGAAATGCAGGATATCGCGGATATAAAAAGAATGGTACGGTTTCGATCCCAAAACAAGGATTTACTTCCTCTGACTATGCCACTAAAAACTTAAGAGGGGATAGAGTTAGACAAGAAGACTGTTTTACATTTTTTTCAAATGGAATGATGGCAGATAAAAATTGGGAACTATCTGCTCTAGATGCATCAAATACATTTGTTGGTAAATGCGGTATGATGGGAAATACTTATTTTGATTCTTATTTAAAATCAGATAGTATTTATAATTTATCTAGTCAATCAGATAAAGCAGATCTACTTAATGCAGCAGCAACACATTATCAACTTCTCATAACATCTAAACAGTCTTTATATTTAGTTGGCCCTATTTTGGCTTACTTAAAATATTTAAGACCGTCTGACAATAATGGAACTTAATTAAAGTCTCAAAAAAATTATTCTAAAAATATATTATAGGAAAGATAGATACTTATAGCTATGAAACAAATACTAAATGAATGTTTACAGTCCCTACAGATATGCCTTATTACCCCCGAAGGTAATAAGATGTACCGTTTGGAACCCCAACAAAGTGTGGTAGTCCCCGCCTCTTTTTTGAGTAAAATGGTTAAAAACCTTCAAAGACGGCGTATGATTAAAGTTTCCGATTATAAATAAGGATTTTAACTTATGGCTAATATTGTATCACCCGGAGTTTATGTAATAGAAAAAGATATTAGTGAATACTCCCCAACAGTAGATTCATCTATTGTTGGATTAGTAGGATTTGCATCTAAAGGCCCTACAAACGAGGCCACTTTAATTACCTCCCCCCAACAATTAATTAATACTTTCGGCAAGCCTAGTGAAAGTATTCCGGGCCAAGCACTAGAGGGTGCCTTAGAAATATTGGAAGCTACCAATAAGGTTTACTTTGTTCGCGGAGTAACTAGCACAGCTACTGATGCTTCTTGCCTAGTTCCACTAGGGGCTTGCCCAGCAATAAAGTTCACGGGTAGCGGTCTTGGTGTTTCAGCCAACATTTATTTAAAAGTAAATGTTAGTGATAGCGCGGGTGTAAATCAGTATGCTGTTACCAAAGAGTTCTCAATCCCCTCAGGCACTGTTGGATCAACTGCATCAGGTGGTCAAGGACTCGCACTAAGAACCATAATTGGTGGTAGCTTAGATACCGATCCAGTTGGAGCTTTCTACGAATCAAATGGTACAGCATCAGGGTACATTGTAGGATCTTGGGCGGGTTCTGGTGCAGCCCTTAGCGTAACTGCTTATGATAATGCCTCATTCACTAACGGGGTAAATGTTCTTGCGGCAGTTAATGTTTCAGGTGGATTATCTGCTCTAGCATCTTCTGTTCATGTCATAGGAACTTCATTTACCACAACTGGTGCGAACTCTGTCGGGTACTTAGTAAACACATTGTATCCCGGAACAGGCTACAATTTAAGCACAGATTCCAATGGCAATACCATAGGAAACTCTTTCGAAATCAATAGCTTGGGTGGAGAAAAATTTGTAGCCCAGCTTAATGAAGATGGTGCAGCCCTCGAAACATTCAAGGCTGATATGGTAAATCAGTATTCTTTCATAGAAGAAGTAATCAATACTGGAACCACCGAAACTACTTCGGAAGTAATACAAGGATTCTTTGTTTCAGGTGCTAGCAGATCTGACTTTGCTGCAACTTACTTAGGTGATTTTACTGATCCTCTGAGCGATCTAGGGGTAACAGGAATCATTGGAACAGGACAGGGTGGTACGGTCACAGCTACAACAAGAATGTTCGTCAAGCCAATTGAAGGCACTTATAGTTTAGCGGGTGGAACTAATGGTACTTCAACTGATGATGATACCAACGCATTGGCTTTAATTGGCGATCCAAGCCAAACACCCAAGACTGGAATCTATGCTCTTGATGATGATACTCTCAACATTTCAATAGCATTAACTCCCGGACTAAACAATCAAAGCTTGCAAAATTCTTTGATTACCTTGGCAGAGCAAACACAAAACTTCATAGCTCTTGTTTCTCCTCCTTACGCATCAGTTGATTCAGTTCAAGAAGCTATTGACTGGACGAACGGAAGAAGCGAAACCAGAACTGCATCAATAAATAGCAGCTACGCTGCCGTGTTCTGGCCTTGGGTTAAAGTTTTCAGCGTGTTTGATAGTGTCAATCGTTGGTATGATCCAACGATATTTGCTGCACGCCAAATGTGCTATACAGATTCAATCGCTGATCCTTGGTTTGCTCCTGCTGGATTCCGTAGAGGTAGGTTAACCAAGCCAATAGATGTCGATGTGGTTCTCAATCAGGGAGACAGAGATTCCCTCTACAGTGGAGGAAATGTTGTAAACCCAATAGTCGAGTTCCCACAAAGAGGTATCACAATCTTTGGACAAAGAACTGCTCAACGCGCACCAACTGCACTCGACAGAATCAATGTTCGTAGATTGATGATTTACTTACGCAAGGTTTTACTTGCAAGTACTCAAACCTTCGTGTTCGAACCAAACGATCCAATCACATGGGAGAACATTGTCGGTATAGTTGATCCAATCCTCGATGATATTCGCAGAAGAAGAGGTATCACCGAGTATAAGGTTGTTTGCGATGAAACAACTAACACTCCTGTTAGAATTGATCGTAACGAACTCTGGTGTAAGATTCTACTCAAACCTACGAAGACCGCAGAGATTATCGTCTTCGAAATCAATGTTACCAATCAATCAGCCAAGCTAGGAAGCTGAAAGGTATAAACCATGCCCTATAATCCCTTATTCATAAATTCACAAAACCGTGGCCTAAGAGGTAAAAGCCTTCCCATGGTGTCTCAGGATCTCGACTCGATAAGAGCATATCAATGGGAAATCACTTTTTACAATGTTCCCGTTGATGCAGCAAATGGGGTTGACAGACCTTTAACCTTGGCTGCTAAATCAGTAAGCCAAACAGGATATACTGTAGAAGATATCGAAGTCCATCGTGTAAACGATAAAGTTTTCTACCCCGGCAAAGCCAGCCCAGAAGAGTTAACTGTGCAATTTGATAATTTGTACAAAACTAAAATGGGTTCTTTGTTATATGATTGGATTCAAAGCATATATAACCCAGTTACGGGTGAATTTACTCAAGGTAGAGGTGTTACTGCTGGCGGTGTCGCTGGAAACTTTAAAGTAACCGCAGACATAGTTCAGTTGGATAATAAGGGCAAGCCAATGTCATTTACTAGACTATATGGTTTGTACCCCAAGTCTTGGAAGCAGGCTGAATTTAACTATTCAACCAATGAATTCCATACAATCGAAGTATCTTTCCGCTACGATTTCATTGTTCAAAACGCCAACACAAATACTTGATCTATAATTAGATGGAGAAACGGCCCATCCAGTTCAGGCTGGGTGGGTCTTTTAATATATGAATTATTTTGAGGAACTCCTAAATAGCTATCAATTAATAAAAAAACGCAAGTTCAGCGTCAGCTTAGTTGTAGAGCAAGCTGATCAATTTGGAAATATTGCTGCCGCACTAAGTGTAATTGATACTATTCCTATCCCTAAAAAAGGGGCTTCAGAAACTCGCCCTGTCCCTACTAATCCTAATATAGTTGCATACAATACTGTAAGAGGTGGAGGGTTAAGACATACTCAAGGGCAAGGATTTCCCGGATCAACCAGTTACGACAGATCCGAAATTGCTAGAAGCCAGATAGAAAAGTTAATGTCTGGTAATCCAGAGGTAGCGCAAGCCTTGGATTCCTTTATCGGAGGTCAGGCAGCTCCACAAGAACCTGAAGCAGCTCCTGCACAAGCGGAAACCCCTATTCCAACAGAGGATCCTATGCAGGCTCAAGTTCCATTAAAGACATCTCAAAATCCTGAGGTAATGGCTCAATTAGAGCTTGCAAAAAATAATTTAGAAAAATTGAAAGGAGATAAAGAGACTGGCTCATTCATTTCAAAATCTACATCTTTTTGGGATCAAGCGTTTAAAAGATTTTATCAAACAAATATTTATAGCGGATCGTTTGCATCAAAACTAGATGATGCAAAAGTAATGTATAGAACTGGAGGGGGTAAATTGGTCCAAGGCGAGTTGCCCCCAGAACTTGCAGCTAAAGGAACTGCAACATTAAACAAATTTTTAGAGACAGCAATTAAGTTGCATCGGAACACATTAACCCGAGAAGACGCATTAGAGATAAGAAAGTTTATTTCTCTTTCAAAGACTGGAAAAGGAATAATGCTGAAGTTTGAAGAAGGCTCAGATGATGGTTTGATTATCAACTGGGATACCGATGATTCTTTGTACGCTGTTTTAGTTTCTACATACAGAGAGAAGTTAGAGAAAAAGGCTAACTTCGAGAAAGAACTCGGTACGATAGATGAACTTGATCTTCCTGAAGAAAATCTTTCTGGTGGTGGAAAAAACTTTAATAATCTTCGCGGAACTGTTAGCGAATCTTTCCAAGCAATCACCACCATTTTGATGCGTGGTATTGTTGCGTCACAAATATGTGCAGAGATTCCTGCCCCAAAGAAAGCAACCAACAAGAGTTGCAAGGATGCTAATGCAAATAAGATACAGGCATTGACCATGTTAAAACAACTCTATTTGGATAACAGAGAAAACTTGATTCAAGCTTTTGAAGTTACAGATAGATTCTTGCATGAAGAGGTGCCCGGAACAAAAGCTACACAACAATTGTCCGATGAGTTGCAAGCCATGTTAGATTTCGTTAAGGAAGAATTCCCCAAAAAACTTATGGAGGGTGCAGCTACTCCTGAGGACAAAGCCAAGTATGCAGCAGTTGCAGATAAAATATTCTTTAGCATTGTAAAGAAATTGTCTGTGTTAGACGCGAAAACTGTTTTACATAGATCCCCCTTGTTTGTTGGTGAAACAGGCCAGTCTGAAGCAAACTCAAAGAAGACTGATATTACTGAAGTCTACGAATCTAAGGCTGCTGCCGTCAATGGGTTGCTGCGGATGGGTTATAGCCCTGAGGAAGCAAAAAAATTAGTTGTTCCTTTCAATCAGGTAGTCGCCATGTATGGTGGCGAGATGGAATATTCTAGGATCACAAAGACCCCTTTAAACAAAGTAAAATCCCTTCTTGACGGAAAAACTCACTCGGTATTAAATGGAATCAAGACTTATATCGAGGAAGACCCTAAAGGTGTTGCATTAGGTAGTGGCTCCTATGGCGAAGCTTTAAATAAAATTGCAGATCCAACAAATGCATCAATAACCACATTTGCCAAACGGCTGGGGATAGATCCAAAAAAACTATCCGATGCACAAAAGGAATTTTCAGAACCTTTCCAATTCTTGCAAGGTCTTAAGAACCCACAAAACTTTGCAGCAAAAGATAGAAAGTCTTTGATTAACACACTAAAAGATTATTTAGCATCTAAAGGATTAGCTAATAGCTATCAAGGGCTTTCAAGTAAATCTGAGTCCGAAATAGGAAAAACATTAACTCAAATACAAACTAATATTTTGTTTGATAAATTTGATGATCTAGTAAAGAAGGATAGTGATTCTGCAAATACCATAATGTCCATGATTATCATGTCCGCTGCTGCTGCTGATATTAATCAGCAAACTGAGGCTAGATATCTAACATCACAAACTACTTATAGCTTTAATCATAATGATGCAGTTGAAAGTGCGCTGAGAGAAGTTAAAAATGGAACTGCAAAATTCCAAAGATCAGCAGGGCAAACTATAAAAATTGTAGATGATACTGGAGAAGTATTACTTCAGTATAATGTTGCTACTGAAAACAATGTTGTTAAAGGATCTGTGCATTTACCCTTGAAACAAATGAAAAGATTGGCTAAGACTCCAATTTACAAGAGACAAAAATCTACTAATGATAGTACTGAAATTTTAATTACATTACTATCTCAACAAAAACAACTAATAGAATCTTTACTAACTAAGTATCAATAAACATAAGAAATCCAAAATATAGCTTCTTGAGGATATAGATTTAGTAACTCTTTTAGTTTTATTATTAAGTATTCGTTTTTTAATGAAATATAATAGCTTAAATTATTTAAAAAAGGTGCATAGAATTTCTTGTAAGGAATGATACACAAGATATCTTTCCTGTCTTGTTGGAAGATGACCATTGGAATTTTAGCACACTTCTTAGCATCCCGATCTGCTTGTTGTAAAGCTTCTGTAATCAGGGATTTTTTGCTGAAGGTTGATCCTATATTTTCGTTATTGTACCCTTTCTTGCACTCAAGTACAAAACAAAAGTTTTGTGGGGTGATGAGATCGCCATAAATCTGAAGATGCTTGGGTAAGCTGTGTGTCGTGGCGAATGCCCCCGACCCCGGTGTGGGCGCGAACTGATCTGTC